AAGGCAAATTCTATGAATTTAGTACAACAAGCTAAGAAAAAGCAGTTGTCTGAGAAGCAAGAAAACTTCTTGACAGCCCTTTTCGAGTCTAACGGCAATTTCAACCAAGCGGCAGAGATTGCGGGGTATGCCCGTGGGTCTGTTACGTGGCTGCGCGACACCCTTGCAGAGGAAATCGTCGAACGTACCCGTGCGGTGTTGGCGGGAAACTCCCTCAAGGCTGCAAATAAGATGATAGAGTTAGTTGACACGCCAGTTATCGAGCGTGGGGACGACCTAAAGCTACGTGCAGCAGAGGCGATACTAAATAGAGTTGGCCTTGGTAAGCAAGAAACAATGAATCATAACGTACAGGCAGTCCACGGGGTGGTCTTACTGCCACCAAAGAAGGAAGTAGTAATCGATGGCTAAGAATGGACTAGATGAGTATGATAAGTTTCGCAAGAAGTTTAATGAAGATTTTCGCAAAATAACAAAGTCGGAAGTCAAGGAGCTTAAAGAGTCTGCTGCTGATGGCAATAGGAAAGCATCACGACTTTTAAAAATCTACAACGAAATAGTAGAGAATGAAAACATTGCTGCAGTTCCAAAAGATAAGAGTAGAGGTAGTCTTCTTAATAGTTCTATTAGATTGCGTGAGTTTGATTCTGAAACATACAAGAAAGTTGGCAGTGTAGCTAGAGGGCCATCATTTGTAGGCAGTGCTAAAGAAAAAAGACAAGAACGTAGAGCTAAAGCCAACGAATATAAAACTGACCTTAGTTTCCCCGGTGCAACCAAAGGATACGACACAGAGTTAAATATGGCAGTTCCTACAAGAAGAATAGGAATAGCACCTAAAGAAGGTAAAGCACAAGGCGGGATGATACACCGTGGAAGACAAGCAGGAAACTCAGCCGAAAAAGCGCGGTAGGCCCAAGAAGGACCCTAACGCACCAAAGGCTCGTTACAATCTATCTCGTGCTGAACGTGCAAGAAGGGCCTTACAAGCTCGTGTTCGCAAGGCTGAGAAAGCAAAAGAAAAACATCAGAAGAAAGCGCAGGACAAAGCCAGCTACGCACGTAAACTAAAGAAGAGTGCGAAGAAGGTAGAAACCGCGCTTAACGGCACGGGTTCGCGGGTTGTAGATGGCAACGACGTTGCAAATCTCCCAGCAACCGTGCAAGAGTTAATAGATGATACACCAGTTATATTCCAACCTAATGAAGGTCCTCAAGAAGAGTTTCTGTCTGCCCCAGAGCAGGACGTACTGTATGGCGGTGCAGCAGGGGGCGGAAAAAGCTTTGCCCTGCTTGCTGACCCTCTCAGGTATTGTCACAATCCTAATCACCGTGGTCTACTTCTCCGCAGGACTCTGGACGAATTAACTGAGCTTATCGACAAAGCTAAACAGCTTTACCCCAAAGCGTTTCCCGGCGCAATCTATAGAGAATCCAAATCTACATGGGTCTTCCCCTCTGGGGCAACCATGTGGTTTACTTACCTAGACAGGGACAAAGACGTGACCCGTTTCCAAGGTCAGGCTTTCAACTGGATAGGCGTTGATGAAATAACACAATATCCGAGTAGCTATGTTTGGGATTACCTGCGTTCGCGCCTTCGCTCTACAGACCCAGAATTACAACAGACCTTATGTATGCGCTGTACTGCCAACCCCGGTGGCGTTGGTGGCTGGTGGGTTAAGAAAATGTATATTGACCCGTCGGAACCCAACCAAGCTTTTGCGGCGAGTGACCCGGAGACGGGTAAAGCGTTTCTTTGGCCTGACACACATCCGACCAAGGCAGGCAAACCACTCTTCTACAGGAAGTTCGTCCCCGCAAGACTGACGGACAATCCGTACTTGATGGCGGATGGGCAGTACGAAGCTATGCTGCGTTCCTTGCCAGATGTCGAACGTCGTAGGTTGCTCGACGGGGATTGGGATGTAGCGGAAGGCGCAGCCTTTCCTGAGTTCTCACGAGTTCGTCATGTGGTCGAACCGTTCGAGATGCCACACAACTGGCCCCGTATACGAGCCGCTGACTATGGCTATGCTTCACCATCTTGTGTCCTGTGGGGTGCAATCGATTGGGATAACAACATCTGGGTCTACCGTGAGCTATATGCCAAGCACTTGACAGCAGAGCAGTTGGCTGATAAAATACTAAAAATGGAAGAACTTGACCCTCTTCCCCACTATAACGTGTTAGATGCCTCGTGCTGGAACAAAACAGGATTTGGTCCATCTATCGCAGAAACTATGATGAGGGCAGGGGTACGTTGGACACCATCTGACCGTAACCGACTTCAAGGCAAGATGGAACTGCACAGAAGATTGGCAGATGACCC